CCCGCCGGGACGCTCTTGACGTAAGCGTCCAAACGGAAGATGAGCAGGAGCAGGAGCGGGAGAACGGAAGCGAGAAAGGAGCCGATATACAGTTTAAGCAACTTTTTCGTCATCTTTCGTTACCTCTTTTGCTGGTTCCAGCAGTTTGCAGATGGTCTCCGCAGTCCCTTTCTTGACGAGTTCGGCATTGTTTCCAAAGCCAAGCGAGATCGCTTCCGCGAGAGCGCGGTTCTGCTCCATCAGGTTCTGAATATCACCTTTATATGCTTCGATCACACAAACCGCATTCTCAAACCGGGATTTCAGCAATTCGTATTTTTCCATCATTTCAGCGATCTGCTTCTCTGCGGTTTCCTTATTTACGCCCATCGTCTGCGAGTATGCGATCATCTGCCGGGCGAGCGCGTTGTTGTTGAGAGACTGCGGGCGCGTACTGATCCACATGGTCACGAACAGAAGGATCGCGGACGCGGCATCCGGCAGGAGTTCCTTTTTCAGCCATTCCATCGTATCAAACTTTTCGCCTTCTGCGGCCTCCCCGCTGGGGGGAGGCTCTTCGGGTTCTGCGGTGGTTTCGGTTACCGTTTCTTCCATAGCCGTTTCCGGCTCATCTGCGTGCGCGTGGATGGTCGGGATCGCAATCGTTACGCCGATTGCAAGCAAAAGCAGAAATACGACGATCAACATTCTTTTTGCCATTTTCGTGTCCTTCTTTCTGTTTGATTTTTATAAGTTATGTTCTCGCAACCCAAGAATAACTCGGTTGCCCATTTGTGACCTCACAAATGAGATCAAAAATCCCGTCTATTGATGGTGCAGCAGGAATTTTCCCGTTTACATAATCAACGAGCGCTTTCAACGTCTGCGGGTCAGTATCAGCAAGCGATCCTCTTTTGGCAATTCCTGTCATATCTCCATTCATGTACTTGATAAGCGTATCAATGGCGGCCTTGTAGTCAACAGGATAGAAAATCTGGTTGCCTTGCGGGACGTCGGTATTGCTCCACGAGAGTTGACCAAAGTCGTCAATCGGGACGTTCTCTTGGAATGGTGTGCCTTGCTCGGTGGTGGGTTCGGCAAGTTCGTAGTAGAGCATCACACCGGACATTGCGGCTTTGAAGGAAGCGGCATCTGTGTAGGCGGAATCTTTGATAAAAAATGCGCCAGTCCCATTTATAGAAACCCAACAATCTCCATTATTCAACAATGACGCACTTTCCACGGATAAATTGATAATATATTTCGACGTTAAAACGTTAAGACTCTTTTTCATACCGTTAATTACAGTATAAAAAGTGTTATCGCCATATCCAAACTGTATCCAATTCAGCGTCCCCAAATCCACGCTTCCGATCCTTCTCGTAATCAAGCCGCTTGGAACTTTGCTGTCATACGCGGAACCCGCGCTATACAGCGATTCCGTCCCTGTGTCAATCGTCGCAAGGACTTCATGCGGATAATACTTGTCGTAGCCGGATTCGCCGGGGTAGTAGAGGGAGATCGTGATGTCGTTTTTGTAAGTGGTGCCGTAATCGGATGGCAGGTTAAATTTCGCACCTACACAATTTGCTGGTGTCGTAAATGTTCTATCTGTAACAAACGAAGGCGAATCAATATAATTTCCTTCTGAATCGAGATATATAGGTCTTAATGATCCGTAAACATAGTAGGTAGTATTCGGAGTCAATTCAACAATATTCTCTGTTCTCAATCTCGAAGGATCTACGACGGCAGAACCATCTCTAACATTCCAATATCCACTTTCAGTTTTCTCGTCCCAAATATTCCGCCCATCGCTCGTAAGGTATCTGCCGGTCGCAGGTTCAAGTCTGCCAGGCTCATACGCAAGAGAGCCTTTGTAGTACCGACCGAATGCCTCGGGATGGGAGAGGAGATACGCAGGAATGTTGCTGTTGAACCATTGTGTGAGATCGGAAACAATATCAATACCGCCTGTTACCAAAACACCCTCTCCTGCGCCTGTAACAATCTCACTTTCTCCATTGAGAGTGAGAAAGTAAACGTGACCGCTTGTAAGTGTAACGGAAGTCGTATTCGTATCTACCAGTTGATTCACGCAAACCATGTTCCCGCGCTTCTCTTGCAAGAAAGCATAAGCCGGGACTTGCTTTGCGTCAACTCTGGACTCCCCGTTTCCGGTCGCCGTTCCTTCGAGGAAGAAGGGCTGTGTCTGTGTCGTGCCGGAATCTTCGGCGTAAGGCGTCAGGTTGTCGGCAAGTTTCGGTACGAGAGTACCGTCTTTGAGGTTATCGACCGCTTTCTTTGCGATCTGTTTCGCTTGTGATGCGGAAATATAAGACATTTTTTAGTCCCCCTTCACTTTCTTTCAGGATAGAACCGCAAAAATCTCGTCCATCTCGGAAAGCGTTGCGCTGTCCGATTCGTTGAGATACGGAATGTTGTTGTCGTTAAAGATCTGGCCGTAAACGGAAAGGGAGCCGGAAACAACCACATCCTCGTAGAAGATTGCCGTAACGTCGTTTCTGACGTAATGGAGCAGTTCTTTCGGGATCATGCCGACGATCTCCCACCTGCTGTTACTGGTTCCGATGGGAGGAATCCAGATCCATTCCGCGTAGTAGTTTTCGGAGTTGGAACCCGTCATCGGAACAAGGTAGGTCGTGTAGGCGTTTGGATTTGCGAGGATCGGCGTTCCGCTTGCATCCACCTCGGACGACGTGCAGATGTGCCTGGTGCTGTTCAGCAGCGTTTCGATCTCCGGTTTGGTGTAGTAATTTGTGAGGTCAAATTCCGCTGTACCGATACGTTCCCAAAAGTCGGAATCTCCGCTGACCCATCGGAACTCCGTGTAAAGATTTCCGCCGGTCTGCGTAGAGACACCTCCCGGAACAAGATACAGCACGTGAGGGTTGGGGTTTTGAATGGTGGGGACTTTTGTTTCCGGGTTGTATTCCCCATATCCGCAAATGTGGATCGTGCTGGTTTTAAGCGTGCTGACGTCGTTTTCGAGGCTGTCAAGCCGGTGGTCTGTTAAACCCTTGTTGGCGTTGTAGGCGGTCTTATCCACTTTTTTTCCGTTGAGAGTGTTATACAGCCCGTCGGCATAGGAGTTCGCCTGACCAACGCCTGTTTGCACTTCCTCGTCGGTGTAACGTTTTGCAGAGGCCTCCGCCTCATCGGTATATAGTTGCTGGCTTGTGCCCATGCCGACAATCGAGGATTCGAGATCGGAAACAGCAGTTGTCAAAGCCTCTTTTGTGGCTTTTACATTATCCAACTCCGCGATCGCTTCCAGAGCCGTTTGTGCCGTAGTAGGAAGCGAGGAATATGCTCCCGGATCGGCAGACGTCAATTTTGAACGCAGTTCGTTGATCGCTTCCAGAACCGTTTGCGCGTTGGTCTGCAACTCGGTATAACTGCCTGCCTCCGCGCTCGTCAACTTTGACCGCAGTTCATTGATCGCGCCGATGAGCGTTTGTGCTAAGGTCGCAAGCGTAGGTGCAGGATCGCTCGTCCCTTCCAGAGCCGCGTTGATCTCGTCCACAACGCGGTCGAGTTCAGCCAATACGGAATGTACCGAGCCAAACACCGGCATAGCGATCGCGTTTTTGATGTCCGACGGCTTCTGCCCGTGTTCAGACGGTCTGTCCGCAAGTTGAAGCACAGACCGCCTGATGATGGCTTGCCGCTCCTCTTCGGTCGTTTTTTGAATTTTTGCCATTATCGAACCCCCCTGTTCTCCGCAATGACGCGGTAGGTCGCGGTCAGATCATTGACCACGCAATTTGTCGGACTTTCCGACTTGAAGTAAAATTGAATGTAGTTGAACCCGCGTTCCCGCGCCCGGACGGTGTAGGACGATGCAAACGGAAGATCAAGCGTGAAGTTTGCAAAATCGAGCGCGTCGAATGTAAAGAACTGAATGCCTTTCGCCATCCTTGTGGATGCGTTCTGCCGCGTTTCGTAGCCAAACTGCAACGTGCCTTCCAGAACGTTGTCCGCGCTGATGGTCAGCCGCAGGAGCGTCTTGCGGTGTGTGTTCGTTCCCATATCGAACACAGGCGTTCTCCACTCGGCGGAAACCGCTTCCTCGTCATAGATCCGCATTTGCGGTTCCGTTTCGTTGCTTTGCGGATTCGGCTCAATGTCAATCGCAGATTCGTCGTCCGGATGCCATGCAAGTTGGAATGTTCCCCCGCCGCCTGGTGCTTTTTCGGTGTTGACGATATAAAGCGTTTTTCCTTCCAAACTGTCAAACAACCTTGCCGTGTAATAATGGGCCGAATTAAAATCGGTTGCATTAAATCCTGTTACCGAAAAATATTTTTCAACCCGATCTACATACTCCACCTCAAACACTTCGGTATGTGTCCCGTTTGTATCTTTCAGTTCGACAATATTCCCGATTTCAATATGGCTTATCAGATCATCATTGTTATCGCCACACTCAAACGTTCCCGATCCTACAAATTTAAGCGGCGCGTTTTCGTTTGTGGCTATAATAAATTGGTAAAGATCGTTTTTGACATAAACCCTTTTCCCGTCCTGAATGACGTCATCCAGACTTTCCGAGAACGCGATCTTGTCCTCGTCGTCCGTGTCGTCCCCGTTATCTACAAAGTCCAATGTAATATCGCCCGCGACTGTCTGCTCATACTGCCTGTCCTCGTAAAGGTCGGCATTGTCGAACGCGCAAAGGCGGCCGTCCGCAGTCCCGAACATCAGCGTATCGTTCACCACGGCCCAGACGCGAACCGGCACGTGATCCCAGTAGTACCATTCGTACTGCCACCACTCGCCGTCGCTCGGCTGCCATTTGAAGTTTGCGTCCGCGATGAACACCTCGGATTCGACGGCAAGGTAGTATTTCCCGCGCCAAACGATGCTGACCGCCTCTGAAAGATCCATGTTCTGCAAGCGGGCGTTGATGAGCCGGGAGCGTTCCCGCGCCGTTCTGGTGTTCGTTGCGTAGTTCTCCGTGAGCGCAATGGCGTAAACGCCGTGGCGGGAAGTGATGATGCTATCACCCAACAGCGTTCCCGTTACGAAGGCATTGACGGCCGTTTCTGTGGTCGCCCCCGCGGAGAAGGAGAATACCGGCGTTACCTTTTTGACCGAGCCGTCGTCGTTGTACTCCACGTCCCGCCTGCCGCTCATGTAATACACGGCCGGGTCGTTTCCATTCTGCTCCTTGAAGATGGCCAGAGTGTTGTCCGAGAGCCGCAGGAATGCGGAAATCTTCGTTGCGCTCGTTCCGATGTCCGCCGTGAAGTTGTACGGGAAATAGGAGTAATCGTCCTCTTCGGAGAAATAGACACGGTTGTTCTTGTTCCCGCCGAGGAAGATGCGATCCGAATACCCGGCAATACCGAACGTGGTGCAGACGGGGTTTTGCCCGACCGCCTGATCTGTGGCAATGGAAACGTCCCAGTGATCCGGGCCGACAATGGAAAGATCGCGCTTGAACACCACGGAAATGGTTTTGCCGTTCTGGTTATATTGCGACGTGAGTTGGTTCCCTAAAATACTGAACCAGGTAGAGTCCGCCGCCACACCGTCCACGAGAAAATAGTAATCGGTTTCATCCGGCGTTGCGTCCAGGGTGTAGGTTGCTCCTTCCGTTGATTCGCCCACAAATTCGTTGATCCTGTAAGGGGTCAACAGGTTGGCGGAGTCAAGCGTTTCGCCGGTCGACGGACGATGATCGTTCGACGAGATGTTGATCGTTGTTCTCGGAACCGTGATGAAGGACTGCGCCGCGTAGGCTTTCGCCGCCGTCATGCCGATCTGGTACGCGTCCAGTTCATAGAGTTTGTGGTCGCTCGTCCTGTAAAAGTAGTAACCGCCCGCCGGGATGTAGATGCCGTTCTTCCCGTATGCCGCCATCAGTTTGCGGTCAGCAAGGTTTTTCAGGTCACCGTTCGTGCGCTGCGCGGCGTAGGTTTCGCTCCCGGCGGACGCGGAAACATCCGCGCTCGTCCACGCGTTGTTTGCAAAATAAACGCGGAACGCGCGCCTCTCCGTGAACACCAGCAGTTCCATGCCTGTGTTGGTTTGGTATGGGAAAATACCGTTGATCCGCTCTCCGAGTTTCGGGAGGATCTGCTCCCAGCCGTTCCGCTTCTTGTTCGCGCCGTATTCGTTGATCCAGTTCTTCCCGGAAACGGCGCGTGTATAGGACGCGTTCAGCGGGGAAGATGAAAAATCCACCCCGCGAAAATCGCCCATTCTGAATTGTTTGAGGTTTGCCATTATCAATCCCCCCAAAAGCCGACCACATGATCCACCGCGCTCTGATACGATCCCGCCCGCTCCGTGATCTCCGAGAGCGACTCCTCAAACCGGCGCAAAGCCACGTTTGCTTCGCTCTCGTCATCCTCGCGGAACAGGTCATATTTGACGTAGTACGGGATGATGGTTGCGATCTTATCGGGGATCGGCAGGTCGAGCGTGTTGCTCGTTGTCGGTGTGAGCCGGTCAAGGCGCGGATAGTAGATCAGCGCAACGGTGTCCCCGGCGCAGACCGTCGGCAGGATCATGGTGTCCGCCTCTGTATCGTAATCGACCGCCGTTGCGTAGCCGTTCCGATTGCGAACGGTCACGCGCTGGATGTCGTCAAGGTCAGAAATAGCGGAAAGGTTGATTTCCTTTCCGTACTCGTTCTGCGCGGCGTTCTCGATCAGCACCGCGCGTTTGGTCGGCAGGACCTTCCGTGCTTCCAGAATGGAAAAGCAACGGTTGATCGAGCCGTTCATATTGTTGAGGTAGTCCCGGTATTGCGGGTCTGCCGCCGCTTCCGTCAGGTCAAGCGGAGCGACCCCGTTCGGGTCGTTGTTGTCATGGTTATCAATCGAAAGTTCGTCCTCGTTGTTGGCGAACATGAGTTTCAACGCTTCGATCTTGATGGTTCCGAGTTTCATTCTTCCACCTCCGCAGGCGATGAGTAACTGACGTCAAAGTCAGAGATTGCAAGCGTATCCGGCACATTCTCCACCGTAAAAGCGGTGAAAAATTGATACCCTTCTTCCGGCGTTATGGTTTCGCCGCCCGAAATAATTCTTTCGTATGCTTGTTTCAGTTGGATTTTGCGAGTAATGCCGGATACCGTTATACGGATAAACATATTGGTCAGCAGGTACTCCACTTCTGCAAGGAAGCGCACACCCCTTTTCCCGTCGGCACTTTTTGTTTGTTGCGCTCCAAGTGACTTTATCATAGTTCCCTCCATGAAAGATGGGGCAGGGCAACCCCTGCCCCATCGGAGTTGGTTCTTTCCGTAAACCTTTTACGGTTCCGTAATTTACTTACGGAAGAGTAAATGCGGCGACCTTGAGATCAGCCGCTCCGGTCAGATGGATCTTGCCTTTGTTCGTGCCGCTCATGATCTTGAAGCGTCCGCTTTCCAGCGCGACGATGACCGTCTTTCCTGCGGCGATCTCCACGGCGTAATCGTTGACGCCCTGAATACCCGTTCCGGCTTTGAACGTCACCGTCTTTGCCGCAGCCGAGCCGTTGGTGTTCTGCACGAGAACGAGCATTTTTTCGTCCGCGCCGTTCGGGGTAATGTACCCGCCGTCGGTCGCGTCAAGCGCCGCCGTCATAGTTGCCGTGGTGATCTCGCTCGATACCTTGTTGAAATCCGTCAGTTTGACGGGGGTGATAGCAGTTGCAGCCATTGTAGTTTACCTCCTTTTCGTCAATCGGTGTACTTGACGTTGATGTTGATGATTTCTTTCGGGCGGATGACCTTGCCGTCGAAGAGCATCAGACCCTTCACCGCGTCGGCAAACTTCTTTTCCGGACGATATGCCTCGGTTTCGGTAAGTTGATTGACAAACGCGATTGCTCTCTGCGTGCGGATCATGATGTTGTCAACCGCGCCGTCGCTGGTAGTCTTGACGTTGTTGGACTCCTTGATCACCACATTTCCATAAGTGGTCAGAACGCCGTGCTCAAGCAGAGAGGGGTTGTTCGTGCTGGTGCCGATCAACTTCTGCTTGATGAGTTTCGTGAACCGAGGCGGAGCGGTCAGCACGATCTTCGTGTTCGCCCGAACATCGTTCTCGCGGAGTTTCTGGATCGCGTCGTCGATGATGTAGAGGACATTCGTAGAAGCACCCGCGGCGTTCACCGGGTTTGTGTTCAGTTTCTTGACATTTGCGTCGGTTGCAAAAGCGGCGATATACTTATCGACCTCGTTTGCCATGCCTTCTGCCGCTTCTTTGTTGTACGCCTCCATCATGCCGCCCTTCGCTTGCACTTTGTCGATGTCACCAACCATGTAGTTGTAGTACCGAATCTGGTTGATTTGGAGAAACGCGGACTGATCTTCCAGTTCTTCTGGATCGTCGATGTTGCCTGATGCGTTTGCTCTTGTCAAAGTCTTGATCGTCGGTCTGCCGACACCGAGAATTTTTACGGTGTCGCCCTGCTCTTTGACCTTTCCTTCGTACTCTCTGTTGCAGTCTTCGAGCATGACACAGAGGCGTTCCAGTTCGTGATTGAATCCTTCCGCCCATACGGTCGGAATAAAATTGCTGTAAGCCATAGCCTACTCCTTTCTACCATTTTTTCATGGATTTCATTATTTTGTCGTAATTTTGTCGTACTTCTTGCGGCGACATCTTTCTCACCTGATCTACGGTGAAGAATTCCGTATCGCCGTTTGGCTGGCTTTGAACAGATCCGGGCGTTGCCCGGCTGTTTGCGAGTGCCTGGGCGGCTTTTTCCTGTTCCGCCTTTCTCGCGCCGCCCACGAGTTTCTGATAGCCGTCATAAATCTGCGTGAGCGGTCTGTTCCCCAACTTGCCTTCGGCGTAGTCGGTGAACGCTTCATCTTTGAACAGGGCGTTGGTGTCCACGTCGGGATGCGCCTTGCGGAACGCTTCAATATCGTCCCGCGCCTTCGCTTCCTGCGCTTCCTGCGCTTCCTGTTCTGCCTTGCGGGCTTTTGCCTGTTGCTTTGTCCAACTGGCGTAGTCCGCGATCGGGTCTTTGCCGTCCTTCTCGATCTTCTTCATATTGAGATATTCCTCAACATCGTCCGCATCGGTCATTTCGGCGTTGGTGTACGGGTTCTTCCCGCCCATAGCCTCGATGATGGCTTCGACCCGTGCCTTCTTGATCGCCTCTTGCTTTTCAGCCTCGCGGCGTTTGCGGGCTTCCTCTGCGTTCCGTTCCTTCGATTGCGGTTCTTTCTTTGGTTCTTCGGCGGGTTGATCATTCCCATCCGTTTCTCCTTCGGAAAAGTCGGCATCGTTGGTTTCGGTGTTCGCATCGGTTTCGGTCTGTTGGTTGTCGGTATCAGCGGTGCCGACCTGCTCCTCTGCCTGATTGACCGTTCCGGCAGTATCTTCGCTTGCTTGCGCTGTTTTCAGTTCTTCGGTGTCCATTCAGAGTCCCTTTCTTTTTTGGATTTTTGCGCGTTCCTGCGAATTTATAACATACCGCTATGCGGTCGTTACCGTTACAAAAGCCCTTGCGCCCGTGCAAGATCCTGCGCCAGCGCGGTGGCGTCCTGCGTGGTCTCCATGATCTTCTGGTTGCCCTGCTCGATCTGCCGGTTGGCGTACTGCACCTTTTCCTGCGCTTCCTGATAGAGCGTGACGAGCATCTCGTTGAGCCGCTTGTTCTCGTTCATCAGAGCGTAAACCTTGTTTATGGTGTCGTTCTGCTCCTGGATTTGTGCCTGCATCTGCTGGATCATCTGCTGATCCTGCGCCACCCGCTGTTGCATGGAAGAAAGCGCGTTTGCCTCTTGCTCGCCGAGTTTTCTGACGAGTTCGGTCTTATTGGAGAGCGCGCCTTCCGGGTACATCTCGATGTAGGTCTTTGCGCTGATGTCGCCGTGGTTCAAAAGCAGATCAAGAGCGGCAATATCACCGGCGGCAGAGGATTTTGTTCCTGCCGTTGTTTCAACAACGACATCCATATCCTGTTCCCGGTACGCCGCGCTGTTGAACGAGCCGGAGCGGCGGACGGTCTTTTTGATCGGATTACCGAACGCGTCGGTCTTTGGTTTTCCCTGCTCGTCCACGTCCGGCTCCTCGTCGTCATAGAAGAACGGCGTTTCGGTGTAGTACAGTTTGAAGAACTGCGCCATCACCTTGCCCTGCTTCTTCTTGACGTTCCAGAAGGTGTCTTTGAGTTCCTCGACCGGGAGCAACGCTTGCGACTGCAACTGCGCGATCGCCGCGCCGGACATATTCGCACCCGCCGTTTCACCCGTCATAACCTCGGAAGAGCCGGTGACCGTCCGCGTCAGGCTCGTGATGGTGTCAATGATGCCAAACGCGCCGGTCGGGATCTGCTGTCCCTCCAACCGCTTGATGCCGTTCCCCGTCTTTGTAAAGTCTGTCAGTTCCTGTCCGGGATCGTTGTTGATCCGCTGACCGTTCAGCGCGCCGGGAAGAACGACATATTTGCTCCACGCAGTCTGCTCGATGTTGTAAGCGATCATGGAGAGGATCAGGTTGATCGCCTTCTGGTTGCTCACAAGCCCTTCGACCTCGCCAAGCCCGTAGATGCTGTTCTCGCGCGGTTCGTAGTTCCCCACAACGACCGGGTAGAGATAGGCTTTTGTGCTGTCCGAGATCGTCTGCTTGCCCTCTCCGGGCTTATCCGGCATCGCGTTGTTGCCTGGATCTTCCTTCGACTTCTTTTTCGTGTTTTCGTCCGCGTAAGGCTCCGCGTTCCGAATATCCTCCAACGCGCGGTTCAGGTCCGGCGTAATGGGGTACGCGGCGTTGAAGATAACCGATTTCGTCGCCTTCTCGCAGTACACTTCCCCGTCCTTGCGGAAGTACCGCGTCAGGACAGTACACATCGGGGTTCCCTTCTGCTCTTTCGCGGGATACAGGCTGTCCTGCTCGTCCTCTGTGATCATATCCGGGTTGATGGCCTTGTCCGCCTTCTCGCGGACTGCCTGGACCTCCTCGCGGCTCTCAAACATGATCCACTTCTGTTTTTGCTCGTCCGGCTCCGCCGGGTTTGCAAAATAGGCGTTGAGCGGGTCAATCAGTTCACACCGAAGCCCGCCGGGGAGTTGTCCCTTTCTGCCGCGTGCCTCCGCGTCCCAGTAGTAGTGGAAGATGTAGGTGCCTTTCTTTACGCCGCTGCCTACCGCCTGCTTGTCAAGGTCATCCTGCCCGATCTCCTTCTGGATGTAGTTGGAGAAGCGGGTGAAGTTCTCCGCGCTCCTGTCGTCCTCGCTCTTGTAGACGATTCGGACGGGCGTGGAGAGGATCGCGGACTTCTTGTTCCGGCAGATCATCTTGATGATGTTCGTGACAAGTCGCGGCATATTCCGCGTGGCATCGGTTGCCCGCGCCCATTGGTCGCCGTCATAGAAACGGACAAACAGCGGAAGGTTCTTTGCAAGCCCGACCGCCGCGAGATACTCCCGCGCGTGTTCTCTGTCCTCCCACAGGGGAGAAGTCATCTGTTGCTCGTTGCCCACCTCTGCACCTCCGTTCTGTCATCTTCGGGACCGTTGATGTATTCGTCAATGAACGTCCTGCTGTCAACGTCCTTTTCCGCAATCTGCTTGTTCAGCCGTTCGATCTCGGCTCTTGCTTCTTCCAACTCCGCTTTCAGCCGTTCGTTCTCGCGTTTCAACTCATTGGTTTCAACATCGGCTCTCCAAAACATCCTCGTTCCTCCTCAAAAATCGTCCCACCGCATCCCGGCGGAAAGGCTGTCGTCATCATCGCGCCCGTAGTTCTCTCCAAAGAACCATTTGAGATCGTCCGGGATCTTATGCTCCACCGGCAACCAGGAGATGGTCTGTTGGCTCGCGCTCATGTGAGCGATCGCAAGAGCCATCACAAGGTCGTCATGCTCTCCGTCCACGGCTTCCATCTTTCCGCCTTCCTTGCGGACGAACACAGCCATTTCATGGAGCGTTTCGGGGTCGCACTCAATATCCGGGAACTCCCGGAACAGCATGACCAAATTGTCAATAGCGGCTGGCTTTGTCGCCTTGTTGGTGAGAAAGCCCGGCTCCTGCGTCCGCTCGTCGTAGGTCTTGTCGTACCGCTCACGCATATAGACGTTCGTGTAGTTGTACTTCCGCGTCAGCGCGATGATCGGGTACGGTGAGAGGTTGATCTCAATGGAGATCAGCGCGTTGTGGTACATCTGCCCCAGGCAGATCAACTGCTCCGTGAACTTGTCCGCGTCAAGGCTCTGCTTGTGCAGCGTTGCCGCGGTCTTTTTGGTCATGTTGTCGATTACCTTCGCCGCCCAGAAGTCCTGACCGCTCCCGGAAGTGTCCGCGCCGATCACATAAGGGGCTTGCCCGTCCACGATCTCCTGCGCGTCCTTATGCTCGCGCGGCTCCTCGTGGATCTTGATCATGCCGTTCCGATCGTCCACCCATTGGATGTCCTCGATCGTCCATGTGCCGCCGACCTTGTTTCCCTGCTCGTCCATAAGCGGCGTTTCCACCGGGCGGTAGGTGAAGTACCCGCGCCGCGTCAGTTTCGGATGCGCGAGCGCACGGTTCATCGCCTCGGTGACCTTCTGCACGTCAAACACGGAGTCGCCGGAGAACAGGAACGCCTCTTCCGGCGTGCATGGGTATTCCTGCCTGATCTTGTCTTTCTCGATATAGCCGTTGTAGGTGTCGGCGTACCACGCCAACTGCTCGTCGTCCAGCCCGCGGGAACGGAGCCACGAAAGACGGTCAGCAAGCCACGGATCGTCCGTGTTGAGCAGTTCCAGATGTTTGGAGCGGTATTCCGGGGATCTCCACCACTCATAGAACAGGTTGACGCAGGAACCGCTGTCCCACAGCGTTTTCGCGTCGTTGAAGCCGTTTGCGGTCGTTTCATAGACCACGAACGCGCCCTGCACGATGGCGGGACGGATGGCGGCTTGCAGGTCGCCCAGGGAGCATTGGAAGAACGCCACCTCGGAGAAATGAACAAAGTTCAGCGTCCGGGAACGAAGCGCATCTCGCGTAGCGGTCGCAATACGCCATGAGGAATTAAGATCGTCGAAGAAATACTCCCGGCGGTTGCTGTACTTCTCGTGCCTTTTAAGCGGCTCCGGCAATCGTTCGTAAACGGTCTTTGCCTTATCCGTGAAGATCGCCTCGGTGTTGTCCGCATTATCAGCAAGAGTTGCGCCAGAGAAGTTCTTTCGCGTGATCGCGTAGGACAACTGGATCGCCGTGATCAGCGTGGTAAACCCCTGCTGCCGCCCTTTGAGAATGAAGAACGGACGCTCGGTTCCTTGCGTTTCAAACTCGCGGATGAACGCCTGCTGTATCTCGTTCAGGAAGAACGGGATCGTGTTCTTCTCCTTATCGACGACGTAGAAACAAGCCTCGATCAGCAGATACGGTCTTTCGATGATCTCTTCCATAAGACCTTCGTTGCCGGGTTGCCGGATCGTGCGGGCAACCATATTAACATAATCCTGATCTGTTTTGAGATCGTGAGGTTGACTTTCTCGCTTCTCGCTCCCGTGTTCCCAAATTTCTTTTCGCTTTTCGATCAAATCTGCAACTACCATCAGAAATCCTCAAACTTCAAAAGAGATACAGTCCCATTCACGTTCTGCGTGGACTCTCCCGCGGCGAGCCGGGCTTTGTCGATCATCGTTCCGACGGCGGTGGAGATTTCCCGCATATCCGTTTTTGCGGCAAGTTCCTGGCTTTTCTCGATGTCATCCAGTTTGGCGTTCACAATCCGAATGCCCTTTGCGGCGGCTTGCCAAGCCAGTTCGATGAACTCCTGTTTTTTATCTGCTCGCTCCTGCTCGAAAGATTTATCCTGTTCAAGCCGTTTTTTCAACCCGGAAACGCCCGCAGAGGACATTCCGACCTGCCGGGCAACTTCGTTCACACCGACACCGCTTGCAAGCAATGCGCGCACCTTTTCCAAAGTCTGCGGATCAGTAGGTTTAGGCACGCTTTCCACCCCCAAACAATGCCTTGATAGCGTTGATGATATTCCATATAAGCCCGCTTATAATAGGCATAAATACCACCCCCGCAATTCATCTGGTACCATACTATCAAATAATAAAAAAAAGTGGTACCCCCAATTAAAATTAAAGGAGCAGGGATCAACCCTGCTCCTCGTTCATCTGTTCAATGCAGTTGTAAATCGGGCAAGCACCGCAGTTCATCTTGCAGTATCTTTTGCTGTATTCCGCGCGCTCCTCCACGGTCTGGAACCTTACGGAATGATAAGCAATGGCACCCTTGCAGTTGATCGTTCGCTTTCTCTGCCCGATGAGCCTTTTATTCTTCGTCGTGTGATGCGTCCCCGGACGATAGAACGGGCAACGGACGTTCCGATCCCGATTGTCCATAGGCTACACCTCCCTGACGCGTATTCCGTGGAAAAAGAGCATGAGTTTCCGCTTGATGATGTAGTCCTTTGTTCTCTTGCCCTTTGCATCCTCAACCACAAGTTGTTTGTTCTTGTCGATATAGACGAAATCCGCGATGTAGTCAACGGCGCGTTCGATCACTCTTCCGACCTTTGGCGTTCCTCTTTTGGAGATTGTCGGTTGTTCTCTTTGCGTTGGGATCAATTCAAACCGCACCTGGCGTTTCAGTTCGGTTATAAGTCCCGCTCTCTGCAAGAGAAGCAGTTGATCATATCTTGAACGCTCTCTCTTGCTGTCGTAAACGAAGCCGTCCGCGCCCTTAATCTTTTTGTTGTGGTACTTCGTTTTTACCATTGACATTCTCCTTCTTTCTCCCGCAAGAACAAAAATCGAAATCATCCACAGGAAGGAAACCACCCCTTCCGCAAAATGCACCATCACATCTTTTATCTTCCGGGTCTCTGTGAACACAATCTTTGCAATACACAATGTGTTTGGGGTTTTGAATTGGAGAAGCAACGATTGGCAAAGCATCTAAATCCTCTTTCAAAAGGCATACGATTGTTTTGTCCCCTAACACTATTGATTTATACGGGAGTTTTTCTAAATCAACGTAAAAGACATATCTTCCCATTTCCCACCTCAATACTCCTTGCAAACATCAACCCGGACGAGATCGGCGTCCACATCAGGCTCCTTGCCTTCGTAACGAACGCGGCAGAGGAACTCGTAGCGGTGGAGCGACTCGGTTTCATCCGCGGCATAGACGACGATCACGTAGTAGCAGGAGTCTTTCTCCGGCTCCCAGACCGTAGCCTTCTGCGCTGTGTAGGCGTAGTTCTGCCACTCGTACTGCGGCACGATCTCGTCCATGCACATCTTGACCTCGTCCTTTTCATCGTCGGCCTTCCCGATGGCTTTTGCGGCAAACACCGCACCCACGCAGATGGCAGCCGCAACGCAGATAGTCCCCATGATCTGAACGAAAGAAATCAAAAACTTTTTCATAATCAGTTCTCCTTTTCGATGTTGACGGCAGAAACGCCGTCGGATTGAATTTTGAGCAAAGCCCAGCGGAAGGCGACTTCCGGGCGTTCAAAGACCTTTTCGGTCGTCATCCCGTTCGTTTGCGTGATCGTTACTTTGATGTTCATTTCTGCTTCTCCTCAATTTTCCTCAATTTCCGTAGTTCACTGTTTAGGTTTAGATAAACGGGGCAAGTGCCTTTGTATTTCACTCCGGCTCTGCATCCGCCCGTTTTCTCGTTTTCGTATTGGCAGATATGGCATGGAAAAGCAATCGCAAATTTGATCGCCTGATTGACCGTTTCTTTGACATCTGTTACACGGCTCATTTCAACTCCTCCACATATTGCCACGATTGAGGGGGACGTGACAGTACTGCCGGAACGATACACATTTCGTCATACGGACAGCAGTTTTCATACCCACTTACTTTACAAGAATTGCACTTTTTAGATATTCGGAAATCGGACAACTCTTTCGGCTCATCGTAGATTTTTAGGTTGGAGATGTGCCAAGCGTACAGAACCTTGCGACCATCGGCATACTTTTTCATATCGTCGAAGTCAAGGCAAGATGATTTTGCGACAAGATTATTAAGTCGGTCGAAATCTCCAACTGTAAAGCGGTTTCCACGATCTTCGACCGTGTAAATCTTATCGCAAATGAACTCCCCGATGACTCTCTGCGAACCGTCATACAGGCTTCCGTTTGGCGGCATGACAGCCGTACACCAGTGATCCCTGTACTCCCACCCGCCGGATGTGTGGTAGATATAGCACTTGAACGGCGTTTTGATTTTCGGCTTTGTCTTTCTTATATCGATTGTCTCTTCCCCGTCAACGATCTTTCCCACCCCATTCGGGTGGATGCTCAACATTACTGCCTTCCCCATGTTGTCCTCCAAAATTGATGATCCTTTCCTCGCGCGCCCAGAAAGCGCGGATTTTCGCGTTGTATTCGTCCCGGCACTCTTTGTCGGTGTAGGTTATTCCGTCGCGCGCGTAGGTGCTGTGCGCCTCTGTGCAGGCTTCGCAGAACACTTTGTTCCCGAACACCCACACTTGCTCGTCGAAGAAGATGCCCTCGCCGCACTCGGAGCAGCGGCAGACGGGCTTGTCCTCGCTCTCATCCGGCCCTTTCTCGTATAGGTTCGCCGGGAGCGGAAGGCTATTGTATGCCGGATTAAACGGTGTCAGCATCAATCTTTACCTCCATGTTCAAATCTTGATGTGACGGAACATGTTTTAACAATATGCAACCACCGTCATCTTTACAAAATGGGCATTGATCGCATCTGTGAAACGCGCAAATCTCTGCTATTTGCTTGAAAGTCATATCACCGAGTTTCATTATTCCGTTTCCTTTCCGTCCATCTTTGCGCCGCAGAACGGGCAGTATTTTGCAAAGCCAAACACATCAATATTTTGATCCCAAAACATAATTTCCCTGATACCAAAAATATGCTTGCATAATGAACAGGAATAAGCGTCTTTGTCCCATTTTTTTTGCTCCCAATGCCCATGCCGCACGGGTACATCGGCGGGTTCGTCCCGCGCACCGCACAATGCCGTTGCAATGTCATCCGCGATATGATCGACGGCATTGCTGTCGAGGATTATTTCATCATTCTGAAAAATATCGCCATGCGTATTTATGCTCTCTTTTACAAGAATTATAATATCGTCAAAACTCATTTCTCATCCTCCTCAAACATCGAAATTTGGTCTTTGTCCTCACCGAGCCACCATGCCATGACTTCTTTGCCCGTTTTCCAACCAACCTCAAACAAGCCTCTACGCTTCCGTTCTTCAAGCATTCTGTCAAACGCGCGGATATAGTTCTCTTTATACTTTGGATAACGCGCAAATTCCGCCTTCATCCCATTTGCGGTCCCCATAGGGCATCCAATACAGCCGATCCGCTTGAACCCGCATTGATAGAGCGGGTTGCTCTGACATCCGTAGTGCCGCAGGAACTCCCATACATCCGCGTCCGACCAATCCACAATCGGATTCACCATTGTCGCGGTCGTTCGGTAGCAATGCTCAACAAACCGGCGGTTGCGGTCGTTGTCGTCGTTCATAATCAGACCGCCTTTTTCGGTTTCAAGGACATCGGCGCCGATTTCATCCGCAAGTTTACGCATGGTCTTTTCCTTGCCAATAACCCTTATTACACCTGAATTTTTCGCACGATTTGCGCTTTCAGCCCATCGAACACCCGTCACCTTTACGCGACCTTTCCCGCCGCGCTCTTTCAGTTCGGCGCAACAGTAGCGTACAAGCCGGGTCGGCGGCATTCCACTCTCAACGATCAACTGCCACATGGTCTTTTCGGGGTATTCTATGTGGATGTTCGGTATTGATCGGATGTAACGCACGGTTTCAGGAGCGTCAACCGTAGTGTGATTGTTCACGATGTCGTGACGAACACCTGCAAGGCTCGCAAGAATGCGGATGCAATCGCTGTCCTTCCCGCCGGAGTAGCAGAGGAGATATGGCTCGCTATATGGCTCAAAGGCTTTCAACCGCTCAATGGCGGTTTTCTCTTTTTCTTTATTCATCACGCCTCCAACGAGTACCGCGCGAAGGGTACGCGCTTTCCATATCTGTTTACGGTATAAACGCGCTCGGTCTTGATCTTGTGCGTTCTCTTGATCTCGCAAATGCGCGATGCCAGCCTCATACAGCCGAACTCCGCCATTGCTTCCGCCGGGGTAATGCTCCCCACTTCTTCCATGTACGCGAGGATCATCTCGCATTGGGTTTGTTTGTTGCTCATTGTTCAATATCCTTTCTTAACGTAATAGTAACCTTAAAATCGGCTATATCAAATAACCAATTTATCGTGACGTAACAGCCGTAACGATCACGCATCAGGAAAAGAAAATCCTGTATCGCCAATGTGTTTGCAATGCGAGGATTATCGAAACGCTTTGACGCTTCGGATTTTCGTTTATCGGCAATAAACTGCTGAATAAACCCCTCTATAAAGCGTCTAACCGATTCAGGTACATAATGACCTTCGAGATCAAAATTGTAATTGTAGTTGTTTGTCATGGTTCATTATCCTTTTTTTTGATTTTGAGATCGCCGGAGTGCCGCCTGGAAAAATTCGTCGGTGTCGAAAGAGCCTTCATGCTCTTTCGGGTGACCGTTCCAGGGAGCCTTTTTCCGATCCTTCTCCCACCACTTCTTGATGAAGTCATAGTGGCTGTCGTAGTTGTACCCGCTCTCCCTGATCCTTTGGGAAAAGTAATCAATGTAAGAGTCCGGGATGCCAGCCGCTTGCAGGTCGGCGTATTCCTCGTCCGTCAAATAGACGTTTTGGTTTACCCCGCGCGCGGGCGCGATAGGTGGTGTATTCTTTACTTTACTCTCCTTTACTTTACTTTGTTCAAAATTGTTGACATTTTCCGAAAAAATGTTTACATTTTTTTCGTTTTTGTCATCATCGCTCGATTTTTGGGTATAGGGAACAAGGAGGTACCGTGGATCGACTTTCACACTTTTACGGCGGCTGACAGCCTCAAAGTACCGTTTCTGAATTCCCCCGGAAGTCAGGATCGCGTACTTATCATATAGTGTTTTGTCGAAGATACCCCTGTTGACAGCGGCAGAGACTATTTGCGAAACGACGCTCCCACCCAAACCAAGCCTCTTGGCGAACAAAAGCGCAACCTCGTTTGTAAATTCGCAGTAGTAACCTTGTCCCCCATAAATCCTTTGGAGCAACTTAACGACTACCGAAAACCCTTTCAGTCCGAACTCTGCCTCTATCAGTTCCCATTTTTCATCCAAATCGACATCGAGCGGGAAAAAGTCGATGCCGGGTTTCATAGGTCATTCTTCCTTTTCTCTGCTTCTGGATTTCAACCCTGACAGCATATCGAAGAACGCCTTTGCGGTGTTCATTTTGTGCGCGACGTCATCTGCGGACTTTTCCATGCCCTCGGCCTCGCTTTTGAGGTAATCGACCGCGACCGCCAATTCCACGATCTTGTCGATTTCCCGTTCGCGCTCCTCAAGCGTCATTGCCTTGAATACCTCATGGGATTTTTCCACGAGGTTGCACATTCTCATCCACAGCCCACTCCGAGCCAAGCACAGTTGCCTGTGCTTGACTTCGAGGGCGGATGCCATCATTTCTTCGGTCGGATTGTTCATGCGGACACCTCACCATCGAGCGGCGGGTAATCGGCGTCCTCCGCCTGACCTTCGTACACGGAAGCGGGAGCCGGTTCCTGTTCGCCGCGGATCACCGCGTCCGCGTTGTCCGCGCGGTCATCGTCCATCGCCTTGACCATCTCCACGGACATCACGCCCCATTTGGAGATAAGGTCTTTTAACACGGTCTTGATTGCCATTTTGTCAAATTCTTCTCTCCAAGACTTGCTGTTTGCACGGAACCCGGCTGAATACTTTCTCGCGAATTTGATTACATCTTCCTTTGTCCAGTAGGCAGGCTTTGAAAAGCCGTTGATTGTTTCGATGTACGCAAAGTAGCCGACCACTTCTTCCGAGAGTTTCTCGCCGGAAATATCGATCGCGCCGGATAGTTTGTCCATACCCTTGAACTCGCCCTCATAGACGACCCCGGCGTTGATGTATTTGTAGGCGCCTGTTCTTTGGGCTAACTGAACAAATCCTTTATATCCGATGGTAAATGTCGGAATATCATTGAATGGAATTACCCATGAAAATCCGAGATTTTTGTTAAGAGGAAGATTCAGAGTCGCCGCTTTCATGCACTCTGTAAATACTTCTTTCGGATCGTATTTTTGCAATGACTTATCGGAGGAATAAAGTTCGATCACGGAAGCGGTAAATTCACCGGCTTTTTCTTTGCAAGTTTCTGTGATCAACTTTTGCATTGCTTCTGAATCGAGAAGTTTTCTCATCATATTTGCCGGGCTGGGCTTCTTCGGTGCCGCCTGCTGTGCGGCGAGGTTTGCGGAGGCGTTCGTGATCGCGCCGGTGGTGTTAGAAGTTGTCATTTTGTTTATTCTCCTTGTATTTGAAAATTCTTGTGGTGGATTGTTTGGTGCAGGCGGCGTATGCCTGCGGGAAATCTTTTTGGAGTTTCTTGCTATCCACGGTCGTCCGGGACTGCGACTTGTAGGAAATGGAGTAGTTCGCCGACCATCCGGCGGGCGCGTCCCCCATTTTCAACTTGATCCGTTCCTTGATCGCGTTGATTTTCTGGTCGAGGTATTTTGCCTCGGCGGTCAGAAGATCGAGCGAACGGAAATCGTCGTCGAACTCGCAGAGGTTGACCGGCTCGGTCTTTTCCTCGTTCACAAGCCCGCAGATCGTGTTACAGGCGGTTTCCGCGCTCTCTGTGCCATCTCCTTCGGGAGGGGTGTTGTTCTGCACCAGTTCCCAGAACGCGCGTTCCTGCGCGATGAGAGCCGCCTCTTCTTCGGCGTTGCGCTCAATGGTAAACCAGTAGAAGCCTTTACCGAGAACAAGAACGGCGAGATACATCCGATCGTAGTTCCGAACCGCCATATAGTGGACGCATTGCACGTAGTAGATCAGCGGGATGTTCCCGGCTTCATAATCGTTGCGCTCCCAGTTGCGGGTGGTCTTGCATTCCAGACCCGCGCTTTCGCCGTCTACCTCACGGTCAATATCCGCGATCATAAACGGATTGGCTGCGGAACGGTACATGAAGTTGTTACGCCGGACTTTCTTTCCGGTCGCCTCGGTGAACCGCTTGGCAACGTATTCTTCCAGGTCGCGCCCGATCCGCATTGCCTCGGTGTCCTCTTTGTCCGGCACCATTCCCTTCTTATCGGCGTAGAGTTCCAACCGGCTCCGCCAGGGGTTCAACCCCATCACGCAGGCGGCGTCGCTCCCGCCGATGCCGGTTCGCCGGAACGCGAGCCATTCCTCGCGGGTTATATCCGGCACCCGGACGATCTTTTCATTTTGCATTTTTTCAAATTCTCCTTGACAAATCTGTTTTGTTGTGGTAGAATGAGAAAGGTATAACCATATATCCTTTCTCCCTGCCCGTCGTTGCTGCTACAACGGCGGGCTATCTTTTTTCCAGGTCGGGATCTTCGCAGGTGATCTTCTCGGTACGGCGACCGCCGATCATCTCCTCCGCCTCTGCCTGGATCTTCCGCATCTTGCGGAGAGCCTTCTCGATCACGCGCTTCTGGCGGATCATAAGACCAAACTCCGGCAGGAAGTGCAGTCCGTTCTCGTAGGACTCTTCGATCCCTTCGTTGATCGAACGGAGCATCCGTTCCAGCGTTTCGCAGTAGTTCATATCCTCACCTCCTTCTTGATTGGTAGGCTCTCCCAGTAGGCAAGTTCCGAGGCGAGGATTTTTCCTTGCGGAAGTTTCCCGCCGCCGCAGCAGGAACGGACGGAGCGGATGATCGTTTTCGCCCGGTTGATCCCGCAGCAGTATCGCTCCATGATGTTCTCATAGGTCAGCACCGCGGTTCTCGCGTCCTGTAATTGAGGAGCCGGAATGATTTTTACGTCCCCATCCGGGGCAATGATCGGTCCGCCTGCTTCCAACCGATTCATGATTTCGTCCCTGGTCATGGCTCGTCCTCCAATATCTTTTTGATGATCTCCCCGCCGTAATCATCTTGGCAGATGCGGACAAAATCCCGGACGGAATATTCATCCGTTTCAAGGTTGATCCCGTGGTTCCTGCAAAATTGATTTCTTCCGAACTCGCAACTGCCCGTCAACCTATGGTGCCAATCGAAAAAGACTTTTGCGGGATATTTTCTGTCAAAGTCCTGAAACTCGGATCGGAAGGCATCCAGTTTCTCGTCATCGTCCAGATTGTCAAAAATCTTTTCTCGAAGAGCCTCTTGTGCGGCTTTCGCAGTTTCCCCATGAGCAAAAAGATTATTTCCTTTTGCTATATAGCAAGGATGCGTTGTGAGATCGTCTGCGATGGAGAATCCCTTTGCAAGGTTCAAATGAACCGACAGGATAACGGTTTCAATACGATCAATGGAATGGACTTTCAACCCATTAAAGGATTTCAAGCCGTAGCCGTCGCCGTCGCCGTAGCCGGAGCCGTAGCCGTAGCCGGAGCCGGAGCCGTAGCCGTCGCCGTAGCCGTAGCCGTCGCCGTCGCCGTAGCCGTAGCCGGAGCCGGAGCCGGAGCCGTCGCCGGAGCCGGAGCCGGAGCCGTCGCCGGAGCCGGAGCCGGAGCCGTAGCCGGAGCCGGAGCCGTAGCCGTCGCCGGAGCCTATCTCAACAGCAAGGAACCGCTGTATTTTCTGCTCTAAACTCACGCCTTCCATACTTCCACCGCCTGAATGCTTGCAACAGCCTTTTCCGTGCAGGGAATAATCTGGATCGGATCAGCGATCTCCATCTCCGGGATCGTTACCGTAAACTTGCAGTTTCCAGGCTTGTTCGTACCGTTGAGAGCGAGTTCTTCAACCGCGCAAGCACCGTCCCAATAGAACAGTTTGCGAACGTCCTGCATGGTGACAGAATCGTGGTTTGCGTTTTTGATCTTGCCGAAGAACACGCCGGCTCTGTTGGCTCTTACGATGTAAAACTGGTTTTCTTTGATTTCCATATCTTTCTCCTTTTCTCCCGGTTATGATGCTGACGGGACAGCAATTTGGAAACTAATGATACCACATCCGGTTGGTCGAATGTGGTCGCATCGCGCGGTCAAATGTTCAAAATCTCTTTGATCGCGGCGATGATCTGCGGTGCGGCGTTGATCTTGCCATTGATGATCTTGGTCAAATACGAGGCGTCGAAGTAAAGCCCCGTCTTTTCCTTGACCTGGTCAACAAGCCACGCCTGCTTTTCGCCACGGTTTACAAGCGCGATCTTGATGACCTTTCCAAAGTCCGTCATCATATCCCTCCTCCCTTATTACAATTTTTTGTAAAAACCACTTGACAAACACCAAAAGTTGTATTATAATGTAAGCGGTGAACAGTGCATTATAATTCTTTTGGACTTGCCACCCCCCGCTTGCTTGTCAAGCGGGGGCGTGGTATAATTCACAAATCATTTACAATTTGTTGGTACACCTGAATTATACCACGCGATTTTTACGCATTTCTGTTTTGCAATACAATTTTACCACTAAATTCTGTGGTTGTCAACTGTTTTATACTAAATTTTGTAATTTTGGTACTTTTGTACAATTTTTTGGGGGTTATGTTGTGAATATTTACGAAAGAATAGTGAAATTATGCGAGGAAAGAGGCGAAAAGCCTCATGTTGCGCTAAAAGCAGCGGGCGTTGCTCCAAGTCTTGCAACAGAATTAAAAATGGGAAGAGTAAAAGGAGTATCGTCGAAAACCGCGCGGAAACTTGCAGAATACTTTGGCGTTTCTGTGGACTACTTATTGGATGGGACTTCTCCTAATAGCGTCAAGATCCCCGTCTACGGCGTGATCGCCGCCGGGCTTCCGATCCTGGCAGAGCAAGAGATCATCGACTATGAAGAAATCCCCGCGCAAATGGCAAAGAGCGGAGAATACTTCGCCCTGCAAGTGCGTGGGGATAGCATGGAGCCGAGAATGTATAGCGGCGACGTGGTGATCCTGCGAAAAAGCGAGGAGTTCGAGTCCGGCAAGGTCTGCGCCGTCATGGTGAACGGAGAAGAAGCAACCTTAAAGCGCGTCATCGTCCGTCCGAACGGCGTCACGCTCGTTGCCCTGAATCCAAAGTATGAACCGATGAATTTCAGCGCGGAGCAGGTAGAGAAACTTCCCGTCCGTTGCATGGGCATCGCCGTGGAGATCCGGGGAAAGTTACTGTTTTGAATACTCCACAAAGACGGTACAACCGTCCTGCCGGGCATTCTCGCCCATGCTTTTGAGGAGTTCCACGCACCGCGCGGCTTCCTGTTCTGTTGCAAAATCTGCGAATTTTGTCATATTTGCGCTCCAAAACTTTAATTATTTGCTATAATAATGATAACCACAGTTACTATTATAGCCACTATTTAGTGGTTTGTAAATAGATTTTGTCAAAAAAGGGAGAAAAATATCATGTTTATCGAACGGTTAAACGCTCTTTTGCAAGAACGAAATTTAACAAGAAAGCAATTTTTATCCGATGTTAAAATGGGAGAGAACCAGATTCGTTACTGGGAAAAGAAGAATACTGTGCCAAACCATTCTTCCCTGCTTGCGATCGCGTCCTATTTTGGTGTCAGCGCCGATTATCTTCTGGGCAACACGGACGATCCGGGAGCGGAACCCAAGGTGGTACTTTCCGAAAAAGAAAAAGCCCTGCTCGATCTGTTCCGCGGGCTGACCGCGGACGAGCAGGAGAGGGTCATTGAATTTGTAAGGGAGATAGAACAATGAAAACTATAAATATTCTATTTGTATTGCTTATTATTGCATTTATATTTGTATCTTGCTCTTCAAAAAATGTAACCAAGTCAAATAATGTAACAGAGCCAAATACAGTAAACGAGTCAAATACTGCAAATAATAAAGCAGAAATTTCTGCAAAATATGATTCCATGATAGCAGACGAGCAAAGATATTATGATGGCTTGTCTCGTGAAAGATCCGAACTAATTATCGAAAGAGATGCAGTTCAAAAAGATTTTTCAGATCAAATTCATGTTGCAAAAGCAGATTATCAGTACTATGTTCAAGAGTACAATAAGCCGATATATCAAAAATATATGGACACAAGATTACAAGCACAACAATCTCTTGAAGCCAAAAAGAAGAAAATTTCAGAGTTGGAATATCAACTTAATCAAGTTATGAATACCTATAACACCCGTATTTCTTCATTAGACAGGTATATGCAAACATCGTATGAAAGAATAGAAAACCTAAAAGCGGAAAAAGAAAGTGCGTTAAAATAAAAAAGGCGGGGAAATTCCCCGCAAAATTATATAAATATATTTACATACCTATTGACAAAACAAAAAAAGCGGTGTATAATAGGGACAGAGGAAGCCGATGACGGTTCTCCCTCGGATCAAACGAGATAACCGCTTAACCTGGCAAGGAGTGGGCGGTTATCTCTTTTTGTTGCGAAAACAAGCGATAATGGCAAGTACAAGAGTGGCAATCTGCAAAGCATCCTGCCATGTGATGTAAACCATGGTATCACCTCCCTCCATTGTGAAATAGAGGGAGAAAAAGATCGTCCCTCTATAAAAGAGGGAGAGCCGCCACCGTTATGGCTTCCTCTGGGTGGAAGATCCACCGCTATTATGATAGCACAAAAAGGTTCTTTTGTCAATAGAGATCGGAGCAGAAATGCCATCCTACGAAAAGAATGCCGCATCCGGGCTGTGGTCGTGCCGGTTCCGGGAAATGGGCGCGGACAATGAGATCCACCAGAAACGGCTGTCCGGCTATAAGACAAAACGTGAGGCGCAGTTCGCCTATGAGGACTATATCAAGTCCGCCGAGGAACGCAAGGCAGCGCAGAAAGCCGCGCCGGACCAGACAACGGTCGCGGAACTCACGCGAAGATACCTTGAATACCAAAAGAGCAGGAACCGCGAGTCGTCCTTCCTGACCGAAAAGAGCAAGGCGGAAAAGCGGATCATCCCATTCTTTGAAACCGTCAAGATCGCCGACGCAAAACCGGCAGTCATCCAGAAATGGTTGGAGTCCATCAACGGTCTGTCGTTCGACTACAAAATAGGGCTGTTCCGCCTGCTGAAAGCCGTCTGTTACTACGGTATGGACTACTACGAAACCTCGGACTTCATGCGGAAGATCAAGCCGCCGCGCAACACCGAGCGCAAAGAGGAAATGAAGGTCTGGGAGCCGCGCGAGTTTTTCCTGGCCATGGAACAGGAGCCGGACGCGGTCTATCGGATGTTCTATATTTTCCTCTACTTTACCGGGTGCCGCCGGGGAGAAGGGCTTGCCCTGCAATGGAGCGACGTTGACCTGAACACAAAGACCGTTCGGATCAATAAGAGCCTGACGGTCAAGACCGCCGAGCAATTCGCCATCACGGCCCCGAAAAACCAATCCAGCGTTCGGACGATCCCGATGCCTGACATCCTCGTGGACGAACTGAAAGAGTACAAAAAGACTGCCGCCGGGGACTATGTGTTCGGCGGCGACCGCCCGATCCTGACAGAGGCGATCAGAAGGCACCTTCATTCGGACGCAAAGAAAGCGGGCGTTCAGGAGATCCGGGTGCATGACCTTCGGCACAGCCACGCTTCCCTGCTGATCTCCCACGGTGTTCCGATCACGGCGGTATCAAAACGCCTCGGACACTCCACCGTGCAGCAGACGTTGCAGACCTATTCCCACATGATGCCGACCGATGAAATCGTGCTGATGAACGCCCTCAATTCGGTGCATTTTTGAGAAACTTTGTGCCTAATTTGTGCCTAACAAAACCAAAAAAGGCTTGTTTAAGCCTTGAAACGGCAATCCTGTAATTTCTCTCCTTCTCCGCCAGAAGGGTAAATTTGTGTATAATATACACAAATTTACCCTTATTTTTGTTTCCGCCTTGTAGGACTTGCACAATAAAGCACAGAAACAGCACGGTTTCGCAACGATTTAGCACGGTTATTTGTGCCTAATTTTGTGCCTAATGTGCCGAGCATAAAAAAGAGCCGGGACGATTGCCCCGGCTCTCCCCTTTCGGGATGGTTACATCTGCTCCATTTTGGAGATCAGGCGTTGGAAGTCTTCGCGCGTCCGATCGTCGGGAGCGCCTTCCATCATTTCGCGCAACTCGGAGATCATTTCATCGTTCCGGGAGTACCCGCCTTCACGGGAGTATCTGCCCATGCTGTCCCGTCTGCGTCTGTAAGACGAGCCACCATCCGCGCGGCTCATAGCATACGAGCCGCCGCGTCTGGACATTCCTCTCGCGTAGGAACCCCGATACGACTCTCCATCATAAGACCCGCCGTCGGCTCCGCTGTATTCTTCCATCTCGCTTGCCTCAATGAGTTTGCAGATGTTTTTCGCGGCGTGGGAAAGAGTGTCAACGTACTGCAAGGTAGAGGTTGACATTTCCCCTTTCGAGTATTTTTCCAACTCTTCCAGGAGTTTCTCTTTCAGTTTGTAAAGAAATTCGGTGTGCATCGTTTTTTCCTCCTTCCTCACGAAACCCTGTCAATGACAAGGTTCGCGTTCTGCACCTCGATCACGGGCGCGGGGTCAACGGTCGCGTCAGTCGTAGCCGGAACCGAGCGCACGGAGAGGCTGAAACAACATCCGCGGGGAACGGTGATGATCGCGGTGCTTGTGACGTTGCCGTATTCATCGACCGCCGCAGGCGTGATGATCGCTCTGCTCGTCAATCTCGGTTCGCCGTTCACGGTCAATGCAACCGCAATCGGACCGGCGGTTCCGCCTTCGGGAATTGCAATGTTGCCGTTAAAGGTGACGCGATAGCGAGTAAAGCCGCAGGAAGGATTGTTGACGATCCCACGCAGAATAAAGATCCCGGTTTCGTCCTCGTGGTAAACAAACCCGCGAAGGCAAGGGATGGATGCGGTGAACAGGATGGGCGAGTTGAGTGCCACTTCCTGAATAGCGTTCGCAAGATATTCCGCCATGATCGTCCCTCCTTACGCTACGCCGCCACAGCCGCAGCCGTAGTTCGGAGGGCAGCAGTTCGGGTTCTGGACGATCCAGGCCGGACGAGGCGTGGGAGCGAGGTACTGTTCCAGAGCGGAAGTCTGAGCGGCGTTGTCCGCAAGAATGCGGGCGGTCTGCGCGCCCTGCGACGCGGCGAGGTTCGCCATCGTGAGTTGCCGTTCCAGATCGGCGATCTTCTCGTTCTTTGCGTCGATTTTGTCGTTGCAGAGTTGGTCGAGAATGCGCTGGGTGGAAGCGGTGTTCGCGGTGAGAACATCGCGGAGAGCGTTGCTGATCGCGTTGCGGTCAGCGCAAGCCTCGGTCGCAACGGTGTATTTCAGATCCGCAACCGCCGCCCGGTTGTCGCAGCAACATTGGGCGAGTTGGCTCTGAATGCCGTTGAGAGCCTGTGTGGTCGCGGTCTGCGCGTCGAACGAGCGGTTGAGATCAGCCATCGCTCTGTTGCAAGCCGCAACCTCTGCACTGGAGAACCCGGTCGTGATAGAGTTCTGAATACCGGCGAGCGTTCCAGCGGTAGCCGCCTGATCAAATCCCGCCTGCGTTGCGTTCTGGTTGTTGGCGTTTGAGGCGAGGAGCCAGGGGAACATACCGCCCCCAAAGCCACCGAAACCGCCCATACCCATGCCGCCACCAAACATAGATGCAAACAGGAACAGAACAATCAATGCGCCCCAATCGCCGCCAAAACCGCCAAACCCACCGCCATTGCCATAACCGTAGTTATAGCCAACGGGAGCGACCGGCATCACGGTAGAAGTGCCATTTTCATTCATGGTTTTGTACTCCTTTGTTTTGAATATTTATACAAACTTTCTGCGCGCCGGAAAGTTGGTACCAAATTATCTGCGACCGAACATCTGCATGAACTGCGGGTTTTGCTGAACCTGCTCTGCCATCTGCCGCAGTTGGTTGTACTGATCCTGGGACATGGCCCCGTTGTTGAGCAGATACTGGATCGCCCCTGCCGGGTTGTTCTGCAACCCCTGGGGAATGTTCAGTCGATGCTGGGCAAGGAACCCGGCGGGGTTCTGCATGAACTGTTGGAATTGTCCCATAATGGCGTTGATGTTAAACGGTGCGTTGTTCATCTGTCTGCTCCTCCTTTACAGGGGCTTTCAGTTTCTCGATCTCTGCTTTGAGTGCCTCGAAGTCCGCCCGCGTGACATACTCAACGGGCTGTGCCGGAGCCTGCGGTGCGGGCTGTTCTTCCCGGACAAGCCGGAACTTCTCAAAGCGAGGCGGATCGAGTTGGGAGTAGGACATGGTCTTGACGTAGAGGTACGGGACGCTGTTGTCAATTAAGATCACGCTGTTGCCCGGTGCGACAGGATAGTCCCGTGCTTCTGCCTCGTTGCGAACACGGACGATGCCTCCGTTCTGGAATGGCTGTGGCTGCTGATAGTAACCGTTCATCTTTCTTCTTCCTTTCTATACCAATAAAATTGGGGTATTTCCCCGCTGGAGTCCCAACTGTCGTAAAGGATGCCATCTATCGCAGTGGCTGCGTGTCCATCGAACGAAAGAACATACGTGCCTTTCGGGTGATCGTTCAAAAAATCTTCGGCGGTATAGCAGTCAGGGCATTCGTTAGGAATATTCTCCCGATAAAATCCATTCTGCCGAAGAACCGCGCCCCAGACGGAATTGCTCGACGGCATATCTCCCATATTGAACCCTGCCGCCGCGATCTTTGCATAGGCAGTTTCCCAATCTGTATCCAACGCCTTTGCCAACGCGCGGACGGCACAATCTCCAACCGAACGCCCTACGGGGTTCGGGTTGTATGCTTGCCACATGGTCTATCACCCGCTTTCCCTTTTCTGATACCATGATACCAAAAAACGGAACCTTTCAAAAGTCAGGTTCCGGCTATCTTTTGGACAGTTTTTGGACATAAAAAAGGGGCTGTCAAATGACAGCCCCAAGGCTTATTTCAATTTCATTGCTTCTTCGATGAGTTTCTTTTCACAGGCATACACAATGTTCTTTATATTCGACACCGAATAATCAAATTCTCCCGCAAGTTCTTCCAGCGTTACGCCGTCTATGATCCTGCGTTTGATGATCATTCGGTGCCGCTCGTTCAAAATCCATTGCTCGATCAGATACAGCCAATCGTCACGGCATCGGAAAGAATAGTCCTTTTTCATAGGACACCTCTTTATGCCGCATAGCCGCTATATTCAAAGAGCGTTTTCTTTTCGGCTTTGGAAAGCGCGCCGAGCCTGTTGATGTAGGCTTTGACCTGCTCCTCTCCTTTCGCGTTTCGGTATCCGAGATACCCCATGATCATAAACTTCTGCGCGGCGGTCAGTTTCAGTCCGCTGATATACGCAACGACCTTCTGCTTTTTGGAACCGGCAATCGCGTTTCCGTTTTTGTCGGTGTCCGCCTGCAAGGACTGCGCCTGCGCAACGATCAGCGCGAGTTTGTCCGGGTCGATGGCGTAGGAGAACAGAACGGTCTTGTCCTCGGTGTCCGTTCCGAGCAGATCATCAATCGCAAGGTTGTAGTACATATCATAGATGCGCTTGATGGTCTTTGCCTTGACTTCATCAGAGAGTTTCCGATAGGATTGCAGGGCGACCACCTTCTGAACCGCCGCGCTTGCCTGTCCGTACACCTTCTGGAACCGCGCCTTTTGCCGGGAGGTCAGTTTGTATTCCTGCCCGTCATAGGTGATGCTGTCGCCAACGGTGCGCGGGAGAACGGTGTATCCGGCGGCGACCAGTGGCTTGATCGCGTCCTTTGTCGCTTTGGAGTACCCGCCGAAGGAAGAGTCAACAAGCAGGCTTCCGAGCATTTGCGCGCGGTCTGTGTTCCCGTCGTTGAGTGCCTTGTAGAGTTCGGACTTGTAGTTGTCGGAATAGAGCAGTCCGTGAACCTGATAGCCCGCATACTCGTTGATGGTGTTGACCGTACCGTAGAAGTAGTTGTAGGCGTTACGGGTAGGAATGCCAAGCAGTTTCCCGCCGGAGTAGATCGCGCCGCGGATCGCGCTCTTGACCTCGCCTTCCGTTGCCTTTCCGCCGATAACCTTCCCCATGTCCTGCGTGGATTGCAGCAAGTCGTTGAAAGAGGAGATCGTAAAATCTTCAACGCCGTAACCGTCGGTGAAGAACTCGATCGACTGGCTGATGATCGGAAGTCCCGTAAACATACCGGCAACGCTGTCCACAACCACGTCGCGGGCAATCTCATCGTCGTCTTTGTCCTTCAAGCGGTTGAGGAACGCGGCAAAGAGCAATCCGATCAACGCCTGATACATGGACGCACCGACGAGCGCGCCGACCGCCTTTGCCGTCTTCCGGCGAACGGTTTTCTGCCGTCCTTTGAGTTCTTCGATCTTTGCGGAGTCCGTTTCCGTCCGCAGGTCCTCTTTGATCGCGCCGAGTTCTCCGAAGCCGTCGATCACGCGCCCGATCTGCTTGACCGCGTCGTTGCGGAACATTGCAAGTCCTTTGTAGATCGGGTTGCTGGAACGCGCCATTGCCGATCTCTCGGTCAGGCTCGCTCCCTGCTGCGTCTCATTGATCACGCGGTTAAGCAGTTTCCCCGCGGCTACCAGGTTTTCCTCGGTACCGATGGCAAGCCCCTGCGTTCTTTCAACATAGGCTTGACAAGCACCAAACTCGATTTGCACCACGAGGCGGTCTGTCGCGGCAACCGGGCGCATTCCGAACTCGCCGATCTTCCCGACCTTATCGGTGATCGTTTCCGCGCGGGCGGCTTCCAGGTTCGCGTTACGCAGACGGGCGACTTCGCTGTACTTGTCCACATCGGAATACTTGCCGACCTTCGTGAGCGTAATTCCCTTTGCAAGATCGCGCGGGGAGAGGATCGCGGTACCGGCAAACAGCGAGGAGAACTGCGTGGCAATGACTTTCGGGTTTGCGGCAATCGCGGCGACAGCGGCGTTCGACCGCAGTTTGTCAATCAGACGGATTCCCCTTTTCTCCGATGGGTCTGCGTAGTAAACCCCTTCCAGGTCTTTCAGCATCTTTTGGAAGTATTGCATTGCCTTCTTTCCAAAGATCGACTCATTTGCCGTTCTCAACATCGTTTCCGGCTTGCCGGGATTGTCGGAAAGGTTCAGGTTGGAAAGCATATTGAAGTTGTCCACCATATTGGAAAGCCCATAATACATGGCGGTCTGGTCAATATGGCGGGAGATAACCTGGTTGACAGACTGGATGCCGAGTTCAGCATTGTTTTTCACCGTATCCTTGTTCATGGAGAGGTTGGTGACCGTATCAAAGTATCCCGACTTCCCAAGCGTAAGGTTAGCGTCGAAATTCTTTGCCATGTGTGCGCGCAGGATCGGGTAGTAGTAGTCCTCGGTCGCGTTCGTAAAGCCCATGCGCTGGATGTCGCGCTCCATCTTCAACTCACCGGCGCGTTTCAGAACGCCCTCTACCGTTGCGATATACGCGCGGTCGGTATCCGTCAGCACTCGGTCGATCTCGGAGCGGAACCCTTTTACGATGTCCGCCAACTGTTCGTCGGAATAATCTACATCCTTTTCTCCGAGGGCCTTTGCGCTCACCTCGCCGTCTTCCAGGAACAAACGATAGCCGGACTGGACAAGACCGAGCCAGGACTGCTTGCGCTTTGCGGTCATGTAGAGCGAGATGGCAAAATCGGCGGGCATTTCCACGCCGCGGACTTTCACCATGCGCTTTTCGGGAGCGTAGCCCTTATGCTCTTTGTAGAACTCGCTTTGCGCGGTTTGCAGTTCGTATCTTACCGCCGCCATTTGGAGAGCCGCCTCGCGCATCTCTTCGTGCAAGTGCGTGAAGAACCCGTTGCGGTAGCCGTCAGCCATTCTCGCAACCGTTGCGGGATCGAACACAAACATCCCGTAGTCCTCCGCCGTCTTTTGAACAAAGCGGACGACAGCGTTTCTGGCGTAACCGTGCTTTGCCCTTCTTGCGAGCGAGATGTCCGCTTCCACAATGGTATCTGCGTCCACGTACCGTCCGTTCTGGAAAACGCGCTTGTAGGTCTTGGCAAAGTTCGCCATGAAGTCCATGATATGGGACAGGTCGGTGATCTCCGCGGCGGTCAGCCCGCCTTCTCCGTTCCCAATGGTTTCCATCATCTCGCGGATCTGCGGATTGAAAAATCTGTTTGTCTTGATCTCCTCGCCCTTCTCGTCCGTCTGGCCTTCGGCGGCCTTGAACAGATTGTTTTCCGGCGAATACCATGCGGCAAGGTTCCGGCAGACTTCACGCGCCCGGCCGGGGATCAGGTTGGAACCTCTCGTCATGCCTTTCAGCAGAGAGGTTGCGGCGTTCAGTTGCGGGCTTCTGGTATCCGATGCGAACCGTTTGCCTTCCAGTTTGATCTCGCTGACCTTCTTCGACACCTTCCACATCTCGCGCATGAACTTGATCTGGTCGGTGTACCTGGAAACCATCTTGCTGAATTTGCTCCGCTCGCCGCCGTTCTCGAACACCGACATGATCTCGTCGGAGATGGTCTTTTTCAGCCGGGCAAGTTCTTCCTCGGAGCCGTACTCGGACAGTTTGACCTTATAGACCGCGTTGTTGATCGTTTCGCGCGCGTTCTCATAAAGCCGCATTGCTTCCATGAAGATTTCAGCGTCGTTCACAGCGTCGATCTTAACACCGATCTCGTCAAACGCATCGACAAGTTGATCCGCGGAAATGGCGATCGGGTCGCCTTCTTTCGCCGCCCATTGGAGTTTGTACCCTGCCCACCGATCATCCTTTGCGTACTTGACGTCGCCTTCAATGTTCTTGAACTTGATCCCGTGGCGGTAACCGCTCATCATCTCGGCAATGCGCTTTGCCTGTTCGATGTTCGCGGCGTCCTGCTCGGCAAACGCAGAATAGGTTTCGGTCAGCACCGTGCTGTCAATGATCTGGTCGGCAATGCTGTTCGCCACGGCGCGCTGATAGTCCTTGTTTTGCGTTCTGTTCAGTTTGTAGAACAGTTCGTCAATGATCCTGCCCTTGCCGCGAATGGTGCCGCGCAGGGTGGAATACTCGTCCCCGAACACGAGGTTGGACTCCATAATGGTTTCGATAGCGGCTTTTGCCACCTTTTTGGAGAACACGTGCTCGCCGGTGTTGTTCGCCGCAACGCGGGCATTCAGACCGCGGGAGAACCGAATATCAGGATTTGAAGGATCAAAGGTGCCGATGTTGTCGGTGGCGGATTTGATCTGCGTGGGAGAATAGACAGCGATATTCTCATCACCCGGATACATGGCATAGGAGTCATAACCAAACTTTTGAATTTCTTTTGCAAAATCAATCCCACTTTCGCTTACAACTTTGTGGAATGTTGCCCCATTGCTCATGGCATCCGTACGCTCTTTTTCAGTAAGGTCTTCTGGCAGAATTGCTTCAAGCGCGGGATCAACCGCACCATTATAGGAATAGAAAGTTTTTTCTGCTTTCAGGTAAACTGGGATTACTCGAACCGGGCCTGTTCCCTTTGCCTTTGCACCCCAAAGTCTTGCGCGTCTTTCGCTGTCCGTAAAGTCAAAGCCTCCACCGGCGGCATTGTACCCGCCGTAGTTCTCCCCGGATCGGGATCTGTCAAACACGGTAAAGTCGCCTTTTGTTCCGTGATACATGACCTTCGGCGTTCCGTCCTCGTTTACGACCTTGCTATCACCGAACCAACGCTTGAATTGCTCGGTGTCAGTCTGCGGAGCGCGGGAGAACCGAATATCATCCATCCCCTGCAACACAGACGAGCGTTCTTCATCCGTGCTTCCGTAAATCTCATAAGGGATATTTTTTTCTTCCAAAGCGTTGATTAGTTTATCGGAAGTATCAGCCGAAAGCAACACCATTTTGATTTCGTCAAAAGTTACAGCACGACGCGGTTTTGCCTCAAAGTATCTTGTTGGCAATTCTTGTAAAACGGAAAACAGGTCAAGTAATTTTTTTGCAGTATTCAAATCGAATTGATAGCCTAAACTTTCGTAACCGCGAATTTGTTTCTTCCAAGATTCCAAAATTCCTTTCGCTGTTAATGGTCGAACCAACGCACATTCACCGACCATTTCCATTATGTCATTTTGCCTTGTCATAAAATCGCTAAATTCGGATGCTTTACCTGCTTCAATTTCGGCGACGACTTCCTTGATCATGTCATAGGCTTTGTCAGTCGCTTCTTTATATTGTTCTTCTGAAATGTCGGAAAGTAAACCGCTTGCTTCTTTTATGCTTTTAATGCTATCAAATTCATCGGATAGGCGAGCAGCAAGGCTACTTGCATTTTGACCAAGAAAAGATCCTTTTCCAACTTGCGTTCCTTTCAGCATATTTTTGATAATATTCTGAATATTATAAGAATCGTGTAATTGATCAAAGTTTCTACGATTTCCGGATGATGTAAAAATATCTCGATCATTTCTAATGCCGCGTTGTTCTTCGAGATCGGTTAGTTCGTTCATTATCCAGTTTTCAAAATCGATTCGATCCGTTATTCGATTTTTAAGGGCATCCGCTGTTTCGTATCGGTCGTATTCTTTTTGCTCGCCGTTGCGATATTCTCTGAAAAGACCATCTGCAAAATCTACAAACTCATGGAATCCAACATCAATTTCTTTGATGCCTTTTTTATCAATTCCAAATTTTTCATATTTCTTTTGCATTTTTTCTTCGTAGAATCTTTTTATTTCATTTTTTGCTTTTTTGTAAAGTTCAGATTCTTCCGGAGTTGATTCATCGTAAGCGTTTTGAAATACTTTGATGTTGTCCTTATTGACACCGATCTTTTCTGCCACGGAAAGGAGTTCATCTCTTGTCATAACGATATTTCCAACAAAATACACTTTATCTTTGTAGACAGGGGAAATCCTTTCACCTTTTTCAGATAAATACGCAGCCATCATCCCTGCATTGTTCAATGCTTTGTTCGCAAGATTATTTGCGTCAAAATCATAGTCGGAAATCACATATTCTCCGGAGTTGTTTCTGAACTGATCAAAAAACCTTGAAATATCATCGCCAAAAACGCCAACCTCTTCTACTGACTGACGCAATTTGCTTTCAGCATTTTGCACTTTTTGTTCGTTGAGTTTGACTTCAACCAACGGTGTCGTCGGAGTCCAGGCATCCCTTTGATAAACCTTGTTTCGGTAGTCTTTACTCGGATCAACAGTTTCCTTTCCAAACACAACCGTAATATCTCCATATCCTGTGTGCGGTATGGACGGTTTTGTTACGGCAATAGATGGCATCGGAAAACCGCCAAGATCAAGAACTTTAAGCAGTTTATCTTCCGAAAGATTATGAAGTGCAACAAGATTTTTCGTTTCCTCGACTTGACCGGAAACGGTGTCGTTGCCAATGGAGAGAGAGAACCGAACACCAGAATTTTCTTCCGAACTTTTTTCGTTTTTGGGGTTGACATTCTCGCCAAACTTGTGTATAATAGTATTAGAGTCAAGTTGTTTGAGGTTGTTGGGCAATTGGAGCCCAGGGGTTTCAAACAACTCTTGGCTCATTTTTTTGTTCCAATACACCATGCGACCTTCGTCAACCGCTCTTTCAATATAGCCGATCGGGTTTACATCTTTCCCATATACGCTCAAAACAATGTTGGAATCAATTTCAACGTCATTGTAGTTCCCATGCCCGTCAATTTGAATGGCGCAAAGAACAGGATTTCCGCTCGCGTCTTTCGCGTTGACAAACACAACCGCGCGCCCTTTCTGTGTGGAATCCATCATCATAACGGGCTTTTCCAGAAGTTTCGGAAGTTGTTTCAGCGTTTCCGCAGAAACTTCGTGCAGGTTCTTTCCCTTCACTTCAATTCCCATAGCAGTCTTTGCCTTGTTCGCCGCCATCAGAATAGGTTTGTCGGAAAGCCCCGCCTCCAAGAAAATAGACGGCGTGTGATTATCAACCATGATATGGGTATTCTCGCTGTTAAACGTTCCGTCAAGCAACTGGTCGATCTGCTCCGAAAGAGAAACATTCCGGGAAAACCGCACGGCTTCATCATTCTCCCCCGCCTCATTCTCCCCCGCCTCTGCGGTGTTTTCTTTTTCCTCCGGCGGGCGCGCGGAAATGACCTTGCCGTTTTGGTAGGTAAAACCTTTTTCGGCAAGGGCGTTCAAGAGCATCCCTTCCACTCTCTCCACGCGGGCGCGTTCGGCTCTCGCCGTCTTGTTCGTCGCGCGGGAGAGGGCTTTTTTGATTTTTCCGAAAACGCCGAGGATCTTCTCTGCGGCGTTCTTGTTGCTCGCATACTTCTCGACGATCTCTTTGTTTCCGCCGAGAATTTCACCAACGGTCTGCGCGCCGATCTCGTCCAGGAGTTCCTGTTCCTTTGCGGTCATACTCTCTTTGCTGTCAAGTTTGCTTTCAAGCCCTTCCAGCATCTCCTGCGTAAAGCCGTAGCCGTTCCCGTCCGCCAGAAGGCGCGCGGTGATGGCTTCCATCGTTGCGCTGTTGCCGGTTGCAAGTTCATGGACAAGCGCGGCATACCACGCGCTCGTGTACTGCCCGATCGCGTTCCGGGACTGCGTGGAGTGGGTCGCTTCCTCAAACAGGATTTTTGCGAGCGCATCGACCGCACCGTGCGTCTTTGCAAGCGTTTTCTCGGAGATCAGGATAGCGTTCCCGTTCTTCTCGTTCAGCGCGTTGAAGTCGTTTTCGCCGCCAACTACGACCAAAGCCATGTCGTCGCCCGTCGTTTGGTTGAGGTTGTTGACAATGCGCTTTGCAACGGCATAGGTTTCTTCCTGCTCGCTCGACAGTTCGCCGGAATAGATTTCGGCGGTCTCGCCCTTCCCTTGCTTGTCAAGCGCATCCTGCAACGCCTTGACCGCGTTCGTCGCTCTCTCGCCGTCATAACGGGCATTGACGGGCACATACCGTTTTTGCCCCTCGGACAGCCCCGCATTCTGCGCCTGTGCGCCGTTCGCGGTTTCTGCGGCAGATTGACCGCCCCACGTTTTCCGCGCAAATTCCGGGCGGATTTTGCCGTCCTCTGTGAAGATGGCGGAAGCACCCGTATTCTTTGCAAAGAAGTCGGCGCGCTTGCTGTCCGACATTTTGGAAAGATACTTCTGCGCCGCTTCCAGATCAGCCTTGATTTCAGCGGTCAAACCTGCTTCCCCTTTTGCGGTCAGTTTCCCGTTGGCATCCTTCGTTGCCCTCTTTTGGATGTTGGTGACCGCATCGTTTGTCAGTTCAGCCGCGGTTCTGGAATTGCTGATCTGCCCGGTTGCACCGCCGACAATGCCGGAAGTAACGGCTCCCGCCGCGCCTGCAAGGGCAACGCCTTTCCAGTAGTCGCCGGTTCCATACTCCGAAAGAGCGTCCCCGCCTTTATAGATTGCCTTTTCAAGCGGGCTTGCAAGTTCCGAAAGAACCTCCTCGGCACCTTCCTCGATCATGTTTTTTGCGGCACGACCAACGGTATTTCTTGCAATGGATTTGGTAACGCCATCAAGCAGACCGCGCCCATAAACAGCGTCCAGCATACCGCCGGTCAGTTTCTCCGTTGCGACCTCGGTTGCTCCCTGGGCAATACCGTAAAGCGTACCGCGACCGTAGTCCGCGCCGTCGTTGTATGCTTCCTCGGTCGCTTTGCCAGCGGCTCCTACGCCGAGAGAGGCAAGACCGGCTCCGGGAGCGACAACGTTTGCTACCGCATCCAATCCCATACCGCCGATGGATTGGATAACACCTTGCAGGAACTGGCTCTTAAACGGTGCTTCCGGCACACCTCCGAACATATCCTTTGTAGAGTCAACCGCGACAAAATCCTGCAACTTTCTCTTGTAATCATCGTTGCCGAAAATGCCGGTGATGTTTGCAAGCGCGTCTCCAATGCCTTCTGCGCGGGACATATAACCGTAAAGAAGGTTATCAAGAGGAACCCCGATTGCATTTGCAATAGGACGCAGTTGGCGAACAAGCGCATCTCTAGCCCGTGCTTTTTCTTCTTCGGTCATCAGCGGGGTTGGCGTCAGGTGATCGGGTATTGTCGCCTGAACCGTTGGAAGAACCTGTGCCATAGGCGGAGTAACCACCTGTTCCTGCTGTCCGTTCAAATCCGAGTTTCCTTCTTTGAGAGCCGCAAGGTAGTCCTCAATGGACAAATCGTTTTCTTGTTTCTTTTTGTTCGTAGCCATAGTTGCTCCTTACATTCCAGAATACAGACTTAACAACGCTTGATAGGACTTTGCCTCCGAGTTCTTTCTTCTCTGCACCAGATACACGCCGCCGTCCTTTACCATGTAAAGGTTGTTTCCGTATTTGAAAACATCGCCGTCGTTGTGCCGCTTTGCGGTATTGACAATATCCGCGTCATTCACCTTGCCGCCGCTCTCAATGTAGTAGATCGTCCCGTCCGGCCCTTTGATACGGAAGTTATCTCCGGCCGAAAGGCCCTTGTTCTGTCCGTTGCTGTCAAAGGTCGCCCCGACGGAGCCGTTATACCCGGCTGCCTGGTCTGCGTACTGCTGATAGATCGCCTTTTGAGAGTTGCTTTCGCTCATAGCGGAAAGCAGTTCCGCATCCGACGGGGACAGAAATTTACGATAGCGGTTCAGAATTTCGCTCGCCTCGTCCGCAGTCGTCGCTTCCTGCAATTCGGAATACGCCGCATTCATGGCTGCCTGGCTTGTGGCATCTGCTTTCTGATCTTCCATGGCCCCATAGTTCATAGCGATCTGTGCCAGACGGGTTTGCAGGTCGTTCCACGCCTCGGCCTTCCCCGCTTCGCTGATGCCAAGCCCTGCATATCCGTTTTCCTTTTGCAGTTGCGGAAGGTATTTCAGCATCCGCTGGTAGGAAGCGTTCGCGGCAAGGTTCGCCCGGCGTTGTTCCTCGCTCATCGCCGTCTGCTCCTGCTGCACCGTGGTGGCCGTTGGAACGGGGTTCGTGGTGTTGGTCGTGTTCGGTACCGTCTGCGGCCTTGTAAACGTATTCCGAATATATTGATTGAGCGTTTCATTGCTCAACCCGGTTCCTTTGTTGACAAGGTAATCGGAAAGCAAACCGGCGGTCTGCGCATTCCCGATCGTCCGTTGTTTCAGTTGCTCAACAAGTTCGTCATCCGCCGTTGGCCCCTGCGGTTGCAGAGACTTGATATATTCGTCTTTGCTCAAAACATCGGAATACCGTTTATTCCCTCTGTTCAGTGCCATCTTCTTTCCCCTCCGTTTCAAGGCTCAAAGCAAATTCTTCCAAGAGCCGGTTTTTCGTTTCGATGCGGTCGCGGTACTCGCCCGTGATATACATTTTGCTCGTGATGAATTTCATGGTGCCGATGCCCAACAGCATGGCGACCTGCAAGGTCGTTCCGATCAGGTTCTCCCAAGAGATGTCCTGCAAAATCTTGATGCCGTAAAGGCCCCAGAACATGGAGAAGAAGATTTTGGACGACACATCCTTGCGCGTCTGCGAGGCCATGAACCGCGACACGCTCCGGCCCATTGCGTTCGGGTCTTTCGTTGCGTTCCCGTCCGAGGTCAGCAGGGACACGGTCAGCATGGTCACCTTGAAATCCCGCGCCTTTTTGTAGGCGCGGTATCTCCGTTTCCTGTCCTTCTTATCCTCGCCGTCGATCTCCGGGAACTGTTTGAGCGTTCCGTCTTCCTCAAAATAGTCCGGGTAGCGGTACCCGTACTCCATGAGGATCTGTTGCCGCGCGGTGGCAAGTGCCTCCGCGTTCTTGCGCTCGCAGAAATCCCGCATCCTGTCCGAATACGGCCGGACCTTCCGAATGATCTCCTCGTGCCATTTCTCGCTCTGCTGAACAGCGTCCGTCTGCCGCCCGCTCTGGATGCCCTGCGCGCCGAACAGCATATCAATAATGATCCCCAGGATCATAATGACAATGCCGTCCGCGAATATCTGCCACACCGTTTTCCCGGTGCTGTCGATGGTCACAAAGCCGACAAAGATATATGCGACCGCAACGCCGAACGCTACAAGCGTATAGAAGTAGTTGCGGACAAAGCCCTTGAACTTCTCGTTCATTACGTGTTACCAGCCTTTCCCATTTGGTCAATGATGATCTGCGCCTGCTTCTCCATGTCACGCTGCTTCCGCTCCTTCTTGATGGCCGTCTGGAAGAAAATCTCGTCGATGCCTTCCCCGATGGCCGCGCAGATGAACACCAGCGACAGGTCGTTTGCAAGCGACTTGATCAGCCAGAAGAACAGCGCGAGGCCGACGTACCACACAAAATGCGACTTGATATGCAGATGCCCGGTGATCTTGAACAGCAGGACGACGACCGCGATGACCCCGGCGATCGTGAGCCGAAGCGCACCCGCCGGGACGCTCTTGACGTAAGCGTCCAAACGGAAGATGAGCAGGAGCAGGAGCGGGAGAACGGAAGCGAGAAAGGAGCCGATATACAGTTTAAGCAACTTTTT